AACGGTTTCGCCGCTTCCTGCTTCTGTTCTACCTGTTGAGGTGGAGCCATAATAGGAGCAGCAGGAGTCGGTGCCGCAGGAGGTAAGTTAGACTGAGCAAAAGCATCCGAGTAATTTAAACCAGAACCTATCGCTTCTTGGTAAGCCAGCGGATTAAAACTATACGTTAGCTTCTCGTTCGTGCTGTTGTTGTCAATCCTAAACGTCCCACCCGCAGAAAGTTGAGGATACGACGACATCGCGTTTTGAATCGCTTCCTCCAAAGTTGCACCGCCCGTATTATAAGCGTTGCCACGTTCATCTACAAAACCATAAGAAGCCATATACCCTACCTTTGTGCCTTGATATAATTCCTATTATCACAACCAACCGGCATCATGCAAATGGACTTTGTATCGGAGCGTTGTTCTGTGATCCGTAAGTCTGCATCGGAGACTGGTTGGGAGGCATCTGATACTGTAACATAGGATTGGAATCCATGCCGCCACCACCGTAAGACTGCATCGGATTCTGCATTGAACCCTGCATCGGGCTTCGCATCATATCCAAATATTGAGTCATAAACCCAGGAGCTTGGCCCATGATCCCCTGATCAGAAGGTTGAGCCGTTGAAGGAGTGGTTTTGTTGAGAAAAGGGTTGAACGGAAATTGTTGTGGCTCGGCAAGAAAAGGATGAGGAGGACGGGGAAGAGTCCCTGGATCAACGCCAGGAGGAGTCGGGGGCATAGGACGCATCGGAGGAGTCGGGTTGTTAAACCGTTCCGGATTCTGTGCCCGCATCTTAGCTAAAAACTCGTTCGTCCTAACCTGCTCCATCTGACGCTGCGCATCGTCAACACCGCCCGTGGCTACCGATCCACGGTTCAACATACGCTGGATGTCATTAGAGGAAGCGCCAACAAAACTACTTACGCCACCCTCCGTAGAACCTGGAGGAGGCCGCCTCATTAATTCCTCAAGCTGTTGTCCCAAGCCTAAAGGTCGAGGTTGAAGGCCTGGGATACCTCCAAGAGTGTGACCACCAGGAGGTATCCGAGTGTCCGGCATAATCTCAGGGTAACCTGTTTCAGGATTTATCTTCATAAGAGACATGGGCCACGGTCCTTGAACTGTTTCTCGCAGTATAAACTAATCTCAAATGAAAATATAGTGGGTATTGTTTCTTGGTCCATGGTACTTGTTCTCTACGCACAAGTGCAATGGAATTAGGGGCGAATGATTTTATCTGACCAACTATATAAGACCTATAGCATTAGTAGTCCCCCCCAAAAAGGGGGGATGGGGTCGATGCCGGCGCCATATGGCGCGAAGGGATTCGGCCAAGTTACCCCCTAGCGCGCAAATACCGGCCGGCGAACGGCGCCATAATTGTAAAATAAAGTCATTTTATTTGCTAAATATGTTGTTTAATTGTGGTCCACCTATTGCAATTGAACAAGTATCTGTTAGATTGATCTTATGAAATGCAATCAAGCATTTTATTTTTACTAAGGATAAGACGAAATGAAAAATGCAATCGCATATATAACCCGCGCCGCCAAAGTAGAAGAAAAGGTCGGAGGGCTCAGAGGCTCTTTTGAATACTACGCAAGCATTGAGAAGCTTGCCAAGGCTGAGAAAGCCAAGGCCTTAAAGGCCGCGATAGATTCCGGCCTTGCCGCAAAAATAGTGACGGGATCATCCGACCGCGTACCGGCCAAGGATATCTTAATCGCGGCCATTGGATATCCATTATGGGATAAGATAAAGAACACAGTCAATACGACGACTGTTTTATGGCACCGAGATAGCTAATAACAACGGGCGCCTAGCAATGGGCGCCCTATTTTCATTAGCCGTGGCGCGCCACGGCCGTTAATTATTTAACCAATGTGAAAGAAAACAACATGAAAAATGGAATCATATACAACGGGCCAAGCCTCTTGGATGGTAAGCCAATTGTTGCAATTGCAACGTATAGCGACCGAAACACTAAGACCGGCAAGGTATTGCAGACCTATATTATCCGGTCGGATATCTCGCCGTTGAATGCGAGTAAGTCCGGAGAAGACTTTTCAATTTGCGGCGATTGCAAATTTCGCGGCACTCCAACAACGGATCCGGACCGCAAGCAAGCAGTGAAAAGAGATTGCTACGTTAATCTCGGTCAAGGCCCGACTATTATTTATAAGTCTTTTATGCGAGGCGTATATCCGGCAGCCGATAACGTAGGCGACCGCGTTGACCTAGGCGCCGGCCGCGTCGTTCGTATCGGAACGTATGGGGATCCGGCGGCGGTCCCGTCATGGATATGGGACCAATTGATCCGCCGGTGTGAATCTCACCTGGCATACTCGCACCAATCCGGATTTCGGCCAGATATCGCAATGCAGAGTGCGGACACTGAAGCGCAAGCTCTGGACCATTGGGACCGAGGCAACCGGACCTTTAGGGTTATTGCGGATCTTGGGGACCTTGTAAAAGGTAAAGAGATTCTATGCCCGGCAAGTAAAGAGGCCGGCCGGCGGGTCCAATGCAATGCCTGCAAACTATGCGGCGGGACCTCAGTTAACTCTTCCAAGTCAATCGCAATTGTGCAACACTAAACATAGGGGCCTTCGGGCCCCTATTAACCAATGTGAAAGGATTACACAAAGTGACACACTTCCAAATATCAAGCGACATCGCATCAATCGCAATCGAGGCCGGCGATACTGTGTTTACATGGGAAAACGACATCGGATCCGATGGCGGGTTCAACGTCCACATATACCAGAGTAGCGAGGACATCACGCATCTGGACGTTTCAGACTTGGAGTTCTTTACCAAGTTAATTGTTGGACCGAGGCAGGCGCGAGTTTGTTGGTCCGATTGTTACGACCCATACGCCGAGCAGCAAAACAAAATCTGGTACGAGGACCGAGGTGTGAGCCCATACGCCGCGACCCTGCCCCAAGGCCGGTACGATGTGTTCAGATCGCATGGCGACTGGCACTTTGTAAGGGAAGGCGACCTGGATCTGCCCAGGTTAAAGCCGGTAAAGGTTGAAACAACATTGTTTGGAAAACCATACACCAGCACCGAATGGGTGCCGGAATAATGAAACATTGGAGCAAGTTTAAATCGGATTGGATTGCGGACGCAATGGAGCATGGCAACATGACTCGCGAGGAAGCGGAAGATTGTTGGGACAAACAAGAGTATCGAGATTCATAAACAAGGGGGCCTTCGGGCCCCTTTTCTTTTGTCCGCGCGCCAAGTCTCAAGCGCAGGGCGCAGGGCGTGGAGCTCCACGGCCAAGGGCGCAGGGCCCGCAGACCTAAGTAATTTAATAAAGGGCGCAGGGCGCAAGGCGCAGAACATTAGCATAATGATCAACGATGCGAGGGCGCAGGACCTCGAACAAGGCCGCAGGGTTCTTGAACCTTGTGCCATGATCCGAGGACAGGCCATCGGACAGCAAATCAGGCCCATTGTTGCCGTCAAACGAAACAATAGTGCGTGAAGAGAGGTCCTTTACTAAGAAAAAACTAAGACCACCTCGGTTGTGATAGGCCATATGCCACGCAATCTGATGAGGGGAGACTTTTACAGCGTTTCCTTTAGCTACCTTCAACTCTATCCAAAAAGGTAGGCCATCCCAAAGCAGATGCACATCAGGAATACCGCCTCCATGCTTGTTCTCAATCCTTGTTGCTTGTGTCTTTTTTGGAAGAGCGTTTCTCAATGTGTTCCAAAAGTTCGCCTCTGGTCCCTTGCTCATTAGTCACATCCTTGTACTCCGCATCGATTACAAATGCTTGAGGGTATTGTTTCTGTAACAGTGCTAAACGGGAGGTGATCTCATCTCTTGATAACTGATCCAAAGTGTTGATGTTCTCTCGTCTATCGATGGTCAAACCGCCCAACGCGGAGCGGATTTTTTCTGCGTTGATAGCTGCAGAAAACTGCCCAGCTTCCTCGGCGCCTTGAGATAGTTGATGCAGTCTTTCAAGTTGACCTATGGTAGTGACCGCATATCGGCGTTCCCTTTCGGCCCGTAGTTCTGTGACGTATTCCAAAACATGGGGGTAGTCCCTGCCGTTTAATAGAATGGACGCCTGCTTTGGCGCAATGTCGTGAGCGTATCCAGCTTTCCTTGCACACTCTGCATTAGAGTATATGCCTTCAACTACATGCCGAGCAAAAGTCATTTGTCTTGTGGTAAGTTTACGGCCGTGGACATCTTCGGTTTTCTTTTTTAACGAAGTCATATCGTCCCTCCTATTCCACAACCATACAACAACCATACCTTGATGCCAAGTTATCCTATAGCTTATATCCTAGGTCGAAGTGTAATAGTAAAAACAAGAATCTACCCTTGGGCTGGTTAGAATGTTCTCAACTATTACACTATTCTGTAATAGTTAACATTGTTTGTAATAGTGGTTGTAATACCTATAACACCACTTAACATTATGATTTTATTGTCTTATTCCTGGTGTTGTTTACAACTATTACAACTATTACACTATTATCTTGATTTTATATTGCACTACACATTTTTCTGTCAGATTGCTCTATATGTAATGTTAACTCATGGCCGTGGACCTCGGTCCAAGAAAAAAGTACTTGCGCCCTTGAATTCTATGTGGTCTATACACAAGTGTACTACATTAATTAACGTCAACCAATGTGAAAGATATATATTATGAAACAATATCAACAACAATTCCCTGATTTTGACGACTGCGAGACTTTTGACAAGATTTTTGCTGTTTTAAACAAGCATGGTTTTAAGGATCAATCTTGGCACAACGATGTCATGCCTTGCATGATAAAAGATTGCGGCAACGATTTTGAGTTGGTCATTTGGATTGATTACAAAGATCCTGACAAAGCTGAGTTCACCGATCAACGTAAAGAAAGCATGAAGCAATTCATGTTTGGTGAGCGTGATCAAGACGAGTACATTGAGGAGTGGCAGTACGATGATGTTGACGCCTTAATCGCACACGTTGAGAGGGTGGTGACAGCATGACCCTTACAGAAAAAGTTGAGCTATTGACCGAGGAGTATGAAGCATGGTGCGCGGACGCTGAACAAGAGTTCAAGTGCCTGGATACTTTAGAGTTGATCCATGAGTACGAGCTCACTCCCGAGCAATCCACATGGATATATGATTTCATCAAGCGTTGGGAATCGGTGTATCAATCAAACAAGGGAGTAATCTAATGCCAAATCATTGCTATCAAACAGTCACGATCCATGGTCCTTGGGCCTTGATCTCACAACTTCACGACCGTCTTGACTTACCTGACGCCG